CGAATCGAGCCTTATTTATTTACTAGCGCGACAAATGCGCCGGATCAAATTTTTACGCCAATAATTCCAGCTGGTTTAGCAAATTTAGACGGTAAAACACTTACAGAGATTTATCAAAACGTACCGCCGGTAAAGTCGGCTATATTGGTCGTATCGGTTGAAGTTTTCCAATCGATCACAGCTCCGGGTAATACTTCGGCACAGGTAGATTTCAATCCTAGCCCGTTCGTATTAGGGCGATCATTACAAAATCGCGTCGTCGGTTTATTAGCTCCATTTATTGACGTGGAAACGATGGCGCAATAATGACAACAATTCAGGCAGACGTTAGAGCACCGTTAGCGAGCGCGCTTTCTGGAATTGCTGCGTCGGTATATGAATCAGTACCGGAGTCGGTAATCGCTCCAGCTTGCTTCATTATTCCGGGTACTCCATACATGGAAACCCGTTTGATTAGCAGCGCTATTCAGCTTAAATTAAATTTTACAATTTCGGCGGTCGTCGCCTATAACAATAACGCCGGAGCGCTCGACAATCTCGAGAAGCTCGCCATAGAAATTCTCGCGGCTATTCCGTCGGGATATGAAGTCGGCGACGTATCGCGTCCGTCGATCATTTCGTTAGGTTCGAGCAATTTTCTAATTGCGGAAATCGACGTTGCTACTTACTACACTCAACAAAACTAGGAGATAAAATGCCGACTACTATCGTAACGGGACGCGACATAACTTTCACCATTGATGGTGACAACTATGACGCACAAGCAACAAGCGCAACTCTCACAATCGAGAGCACAATTAATACTTATCAGACTCTCGACGGTAAGGCTTATTACACTACCGATACTCAGGGAACTTTCGACGTTGAAATGTTAGCGGACTGGACAGCTGGCGGCTCACTCTGTAATTCACTCTGGAACGCAGCTGACTCAGCTCCAAACACTCCACTTTCAGTCGTTTTTACAGCTGCGAGCGGATCAGTATTTAATTTTGACGTACAGCCAATTTTCCCAAGCGCCGGCGGAACAGCTCCAGACGCGCAGACTGTATCGCTCAGTTTTACTTGCGTAACTACACCAACACTATAAAAAGGAGATCGGGAGCATGAAGTTAGAAATTAAAGTAGAAACGAACGACGGTAAATTAACTACCGCAACAGCGCAACCGCCAGAGTTCGCTAAGTGGGAAAAATCTACCGGTTATACAATTCAACAGGCACAGGACAAAATCGGAATTTCCGATCTAATGTTTTTAGCGTGGAACGCCATTAAACGTGAGGCAGCCGGCAAGCCGGTTAAACCTTATGAAGTATGGTGCGAAACGGTAGTGGATATTACGGTCGGAAATGACGATAGCCCAAAAGCCATAGCCGAGGAAGCCTAAGTCATTTAATCATCGAGCTGTCGATCGCGACAGGAATTCCGATGAGTGAGTGGGTGGACGCGGCGGACATATTAACGGCACTCGAGATTTTGGAGCAGCGAAATGGCGGAAAGTAAGGAAGTCGTCCAGTACGACAAAGCCGAACTTCGCGCCATTACTGGGGCGTTTAAGGCGATGGACGATGAAGCCGTCGCCCAAGCAAAAGAGCAATCGAGCGCGCTCGCTACATATTTACAGGGCAAGATCATCTCTAAAGCTGGGACTCTAAATTCGTCACCGGTAGCTAGTCGAATTGCTGAGGGCTCTAAAGTAAGTAAATCGTCTAAAATCGGCGAGATCGCTTTTGGATACGTTAGTCAAAAGTTTAGCGGCGGCGCAACTACTCGCGATCTATGGGGCGGCTCAGAATTTGGATCGAATAAATTTAAACAGTTCCCGATCTGGTCTGGAACTACTGGTCGCGGATCAACCGGATATTTCATTTATCCGACTTTAAGAGCTGAACAGTCCTATTTGATCGCTGAGTGGGAAAAAGCGTTTTCTACAATAGTTAAGAGGTTCGACTAATGGCTGACGGATCAAGAACGCTCAAACTCTCGATCCTTGCGGACGTAGATAATCTAAAAAAGGGACTCACCGACGCAAGCACCGAAACAGACTCATTTGGTACAAAGCTAGGCGATTTTGGCGTTAAGGCTGGCGCTGCGTTTGCCGTCGCTGGCGCTGCGGCTGCGGCTTATGCTGGAAAACTTTTAGTCGATGGCGTTAAAGCTGCGGTCGAGGACGAAGCCGCTCAGGTCAAACTTGCGACAGCAATTCAAAACGTTACGACCGCTACGGACGCGACTATTGCGTCGGTCGAGTCCTATATAACCCAAACAGCTCTCGCGGTAGGCGTGTCGGACGACGAGCTTCGTCCATCGTTTGCGCGGCTGGTCAAGAGTACGGGCGACGTTGAAGCTGCGATGAAACTTCAAAATGTCGCACTTGACGCTTCCGTCGGATCGGGAAAATCGCTCGAAACTACATCAAATTTAATCGCTAAGGCTTACGACGGTAATACCGCAGCACTAGCAAAATTAGATATCGGTTTAACAGCTGCCGAACTTAAAACTATGTCTTTCGATGAAGCAATCGCAGCCGTCACCGCAACTTATGAAGGATCGGCTAACGCTGCGGCTGATACTTTTGCCGGAAAGATCGATCGACTAAAAATCGCATTTGACGAGGGTAAAGAAACCGTCGGAGCGTTCGTGCTCGACGCTATTACGCCACTCGTTACGATATTCGTCGATAAAGTAATTCCAACGCTAAGCACACTAGCGACAGATATCGGCGAGGATTTACAGCCAGTATTTGAAACTCTAGGGACATTTTTTAAAGATACTTTTATCCCGGGTTTAACAGCACTATACGATTATGTCAATAAATACGTCGTCCCAATATTTAAAGCTACCTTAACGCCAGTAATTCAAGGCGTTAAAAACATATTTAGCGCAATCGGTACGGCTGTATCTGATAACACAGGATTTTTCAAACTATTAGGTGCTGGTTTAACCGCGTTTTTAGTTATTGCTAAACCGTTTGCGACGTTTATAGGTACAACTTTCAAAGTCGCATTTTCAGGCGTTGCGTTGATTATTAGCGGCGTGAGCGCAGCTATTCAAGGTGTAGTCGCTGGAATTAACGCAGCGATTAAAGTCGTTAATTTACTTATTAAAGGCTATAACATCGTAAATAATTTAAAGCCCGGATCGAAAGATTTACAAGAAATCCCAATGCTCGCAAATGGCGGTTTAGCTAACGCAAATCAACCTTACATCGTGGGCGAACGAGGACCGGAATTATTCGTCCCGTCAGGTAATGGACGCGTTATTCCAAATAGCAAGTTAGGCAGCGGCGGCGGAAATATTTATATCAACGTGAGCGGCGCGATCGATCAAGAGGGAACAGCTCGACGAATCGTGGACGTATTAAATAATTCTTATTATCGTGGCACTAATGGCGCAAACGCTCTGGCTTTCTAATGACTCTATTTAATCCAGTTTGGCGCGTAAAGATACAGGGAGTCGAATTTACGACTTACGTTTTGGCTAACTTATCGATCACTAGCGGACGAACAAACATCTATCAGCAAGCGCAAGCCGGTTACTGTAATATCGAGCTAATAAATCTGGATCAGCAAATTATTAATATTAATATTAACGATTCAGTATCGATCGAATTACAAGATTCGACCGCGACGTTCGTTCCTATTTTTGGCGGAACTGTCGTCGATTATGGAATCGAAATAAATACAGCTGGAAACGTTGCCATAAATCAGGTAATTAGCATTACAGCGCTGGGAGCACTTAGCCGCTTACCTAAGGCGCTAACTCAAGGCATACTTTCAAAAGATTTTGACGGCGATCAAATCTGGGAAGTCTTACAGGATTTACTTTTAAATAACTGGGGCGAAGTTCCGGCAGCTTTAACATGGGCGAATTACAATCCGACGGAAACATGGGCAAACGCTCAAAACGTAGGATTAGGCGAAATCGACCGTCCCGGTAATTATGAGCTGTCAGCTCGTACATCTAGTACGACCGACGTTTATTCGCTAGTGTCAGCGCTTGCTACTAGCGGTCTAGGTTATATTTTCGAGGACGCTAACGGTCTAATTTCTTACGCCGATTCGACTCATAGATCAGTCTATTTAGCAGCTAATGGATACACCGAAGTAACGGCTAATCACGCGCTTTATAATGGGTTAAAAATCGAAACCCGAGCCGGTGACGTTCGTAATGATATTTCGCTAAAATACAAAGAAAATGGATCGAGTGAAGTTAGCGCCGAGGATTTAGATTCGATCGCGCTTTATGGTCGTTTAGCTCAGTCGATCACGACGACAATCGATAAAACGGTGGACGCTCAGGATCAAGCCGATTTTTACCTAACTTTAAGAGCTACGCCTCAAGCGAATTTACAGTCGATTACTTTCCAGCTTACAAATCCCGAGCTAGATAATGCCGATCGGGACGCTTTAATAAATGTCTTTATGGGCTTACCGCTTTCCATAAGCGATCTACCGCTAAACATGGGAGCAATCTTTCAGGGCTTCGTCGAGGGCTGGTCGTTTAAAGCTGCCTATAACGAGATCGCCATAACTCTAAATCTTTCGCCTGTCAGTTATTCACTTCAAGCTATGAAGTGGGAGCAAGTTCCAGCTGGCGAATCGTGGAATACTATAACCGGATCGCTAACGTGGGAAAACGCGTTAGTAGTGGCATAAGGAGAAAACATGACAAACCCAACGAGTAACTTCGGCTGGCAAATGCCAACGAGTACCGACTTAGTTACCGATTTACCAGCTGATTTTGAGGTTTTTGGTCAGGCGGTCGATACATCGATGGCTGATCTAAAGGGCGGCACTACCGGTCAAATTCTGTCAAAGGCTACAAATGCCGACATGGATTTCACATGGATAACTAATGACGTAGGCGATATTACAGCTGTAACCGTTAGCTCACCTTTAACCGGCGGCGGAACATCTGGCAGCGTATCAGTAGGAATTCTGAGCGGTACGACTTCAAATTTGGGAGCTGTTCAATTAAGCGATTCAACGTCCAGCACTTCGACAACTCTAGCCGCAACAGCGAACGCGGTTAAAACGTCTTACGATTTGGCTAATACAGCAAATACAGCCGCCGGAACAGCTCAGACAACAGCTAACGCCGCTATCCCAAAATCAACAGTAACAACAGCTGGCGACGTTATTTACGCAACTGGATCAGCTGCGGTTACACGTTTAGGAATTGGTACAGCTGGACAAGTTTTGACAGTTAATTCAGGCGCAACAGCTCCAGAGTGGACAACAGTTTCAGCAACTCCAACATATTCAGGCTGTGCTATTTATAAGACTTCTACCCAATCGACCGCCAATGGCGTTGCGACTTCTGTCACTTATGACGGTGAATATTTAGACACAAACGGCTATCACTCAACCTCAAGTAATACGAGCAGAATAACAATCCCGTCCGGTAAAGCTGGAAAATATTTAGTAACTGGAAATTTACAATTTGCGAGCATTATTTCAGCAAATATTGTTTTATTTTTAGTAAAAAATGGGGCTCAGATAGTTACTTCTCAATATCCGCAGCAATCAATCAATTATTCAAGCGGAGCGACAACATTGAACGTTTCGGCAATCGTGGATTGTGCCGTCGGCGATTATTTAGAAATTCAAGCGTTTCAAGGTTCAGGCGGAAATCAAGACGTTTCAGCTAACCGCAACTGGTTCACAGCCTCACTATTAGGAGCTTAATCATGGTAAAAATTACACACCCAACAAATCTAAACGGCGTTCAATTATTAGACGAATTAGCCAAAGCTAAAATCGTTGTAAATGGTTTTCCGATGGTCGATGGAAACGGAGAACTTTGGTTAAATATTGACGAAGCAGACGCAGCTAAAGCCGAAGCCGTAGCGTTAAAACATAACGGCAATACCGTTGCGCCAGAGCCAACTATTGCGGATAAATTAGCTGCTGCTGGAATTTCGTTAGACGAATTAAAAACAGCTTTAGGAATCTAAATGACTTTAGTTTCTTACAATGGGTGGACAGCTTCAAAAGAGCCAGCACATATTAAAATCAAGTCCTACGCAATACCCGGGACAGATTTAAAAATACGCTGCGCCGAAGCTGTCGCGCCTTTAATTGTAGGATTCTGTAAAGAGTTTAACGAGCTAATAGAGCCGCTCGATGGCGGTCAGCTTGATGACTGGGGTTATTGCTTTCGCATGGTTCGAGGTACGACCGACAAGCTGAGCAATCACTCTAGCGGAACGGCTATCGATCTTAACGCGACTAAACACCCACTCGGAAAAATCGGAACATTTCCAGCTGAGAAAGTTCCAATGATCCGAGCGCTCGCCCGTAAGTACGGCTTATTTTGGGGCGGCGATTATCAAAAGCGTAAAGACGAGCAGCATTTCGAAATTAACGTGAGCCCAAAAAAAGTCCTAGAGCTAATAAAAGCGCTGGGGTTAGGAGAAAAGTAATGAAAGAGCTAAAAGCGGTAGCTGCTAGTTATGGACGTTCGGCGCTTGCGGGAGCGCTGGCTGTTTATATGAGCGGCGAAAGCGATCCTAAGAAACTAGCATGGGGACTATGGGCTGGGGTCGTTCCACTACTTATGCGTTACCTGAATCCTAAAGACGTTGCGTTCGGTGCGAAAGCCGGTGAGCGCTAACGACTGGGCTGTTATGGGCGTGGCTATCGTCACGCTTATAACGGCATTTCTTACAGGTATCAAGTACCTAGTCAAATATTATTTAATCGAGTTAAAGCCAAACTCCGGATCGAGCGTTAAGGATCAGGTATCCCGACTTGAAAAGCGAATCGATGAAATTTACAGCTTGCTCATAAGCAACTCGACACGCCGTTAAATACGCGTAAGGCTTGTAAATGTCAGACTTTTAGTTCACCCTATAACTAGGGAGCGAATAAGTCGCACCCGGAATCGGGAGCTAAAATGTTTACAGTATTGGAGTTAGCAGCGGTAGTCCTACTAACAAGCGTCGGCTGGTTTTTAGTCGGCTGGACTGTCGGGTTTAAAGAGGGCGTGAAAGAGGGCTTTAATCGAGGTCGAGCCGCTGGGCTTCGTGCCGCTACTGATCGCGTTCGGAGCTTCTAATGGCTCAGCTAGAAAATTATGAAACGGTCGCAGAAAGAATTGAGAAATTCTGGGCAAAATATCCAAATGGTCGAATCGACGTAAAGATAGTATTTCAGGACGGAACGCGTTACATCGTCCAAACGGACATCTACAAAGAGGTAACCGACGGGTTACCTTTTGCCACAGATTTTGCCGAGGAAATCAGATCGAACGCTAATCGCTTTCCGCTTGAAAATGGCAGCACCTCAGCCATAGGTAGAGCGTTACACACCGGCGGACTTTCCAAATTTAGCGAGAATCAGAATCGACCATCGCTAGAGGAAATGAAGCGCGTAGAGCGTCCGCCAGCTGCGCCAGTCGAGCCGAGCGTACCTAATGGGTCTTATGATCCATGGTCAGTTAATAGCGTAATTGCTGAAGTCGCTCAGGGTTTGATTACTGGCGGTAGATCATGCGTACATGGCGAAATGATCCGGAAAGAGGGCGTGAACGCTAAAACGTCGAAACCCTATAAAGGCTGGGTTTGCCCAGAGAATAACCGGAGCTGTGCCGTATGGGAATAAACAAAATTACGCTTACGCATGACGAGGAAGTTCAAGCGGCGGCAGCGGCTTTCCTATGCGAAAGTAAAGGCGCAGAAAACTTTTATTTTCATGACCAAAATATGCGAGGCAATATCCACGAATCGATCAGGCGTACAGCTGAGGCTTTAGGAGCTGAAATCGCAGCGGCTAAATACTTTGGAATTGCCGACTTTAAACTCGAAATAAACAAGTTTAAGGAAAGAGCCGATTTAGGTAATCGAATCGAAGTCAAACATACTAAATGGCTAGATGGTCACTTGATCCTACGCGAACGCGATCGTACTCAGGATTTAGCGGTTTTAGTCGTAGGTGAATCACCGACTTATTACGTTAAAGGCTGGATACCGATTAGAGCTGCTAAAACTAGCCGCTTCAAGCATGATAAGGACGGCTCATGGTGGGTCAGTCAGATCAATCTCAACTCTATGGAAAATCTAAAGGAGAGCAATTTTGGAAACCTTGAAATTTGAGTGTCGGCGCTGTAAGCGCGAAACGTTACAAGTCGAACGCGTAGTGACTGATCTATTACCGCCGGGCGTTAAGACGCTGGAGTGTACGGTCTGCGGCGTAATGGGCGTATGCCTAGTAGGTGAAGCTAATGCCTAGTTACCTTTACCGGTGCGACCAATGCGGCGGCGAGCTTGAGATGAATCACTCGATCCCGACTAATGGCGATATAGCGCCTCTATGTTGTAGTTATCCAATGCTCAGGGTCTTTAGTGCTCCGGCAATTATCTTTAAGGGGACAGGCTGGGGCGGATCTAAATGAGTGAGCAATTCTATCGACGTACAGAAAACGCTTATCTAAACGCTTGCTGTAATGAGATTCAATTTCTTTACTTATGCGTAAAGTGTGAATCGCACATGGGCTGTTATTACTGTCAATTTGATTTAACCATAGGTCATGACTGTGATTAATAGTTATCCACAGTTAAAGAAAGTTATCCACATGCTGTGGGAATCGCCCAAGAACACGCTCAGACTTGCGCGGTATTTGACACGCTCGATACGATCAACTCTCTCGACGAGAGCCGGGCGACCGGTGAGCTCGCGGAGAGCCTCACTAACGGGCGCACTATGTTTAGCGTTGGCTATAACGAGTCCTAGTTATGCGGATACGCAATCATCTAAAGATAACTTTAAACTCTATTTACATACTAGAGTCATTAAAGATAGCCAATATAAATGCGCTTACAAGCTCTACATGAAAGAGTCTAAGTTCGATAGTAGAGCTGTTAATGGTAGTCATTATGGAATCCCACAAATGCGTAATGAGAAGCTATTAAACCTAGATGGTTACAGGCAAATAGACTGGGGTATTAGATACATTAAACACCGGTATAAAGGCGATTACTGTCTAGCATATAAGCATTACTTAGACAAGGGCTGGCACTAATGGAATCAGCAATTAAAAACGGTAGCACTACTCAATGGCGCAAGATCAGGGAGCGCATACTTAGACGGGATTCTTATTGTTGCCAACAATGCGGACAAGATAACGGATCGTTACATATTGACCATATAGTGCCAAGGCGACTAGGTGGGACAGATCATGAGAGCAATCTCCAGACATTATGCCAAAAGTGTAATTTGAGTAAAGGTGGGCGTTTTTTTGGTATAGATAAAACAC